TTTTTTATGGAGAGTTGTCCGAGAGGCTGAAGGAGCATGGTTGGAAACCATGTATACGGGTTTTACCTGTATCAAGGGTTCGAATCCCTTACTCTCCGTTTTTATGCTTCTAGATGCTTTCTATAGCTTCCCGGAATGCTGGTATAAAGGCATTTCGGGATTTTTGTTTCCTTTTATTTTCGGTTGTTTTTTGACTCCGGTGCACAAAATGTGCACAAGCTAAAGTCTCGAAAGTGCTTGTAGTGTCTGAGATACCTGCTCTTTTCTTTGATCTTCAAGAAGATGAGCGTAGACTTTTTGAGTGATCATTGTATTGGCATGCCCAAGTCTTTTTGAAATATAGTTAATGTCAACGTGATTGGCAATCAAATAGGAAACGTGAGTGTGTCTAAGCCCATGGAAAGTAATCGCGGGGGAAATGTCGAGAGTCTTCTCGATCGTCCTTAGATCCTTATTAATTGCCGTGCTCGATAGCATGTTATGCCGTATGCTGCGAAATAATAGTTGTTTGCTATCACGATATCCCTGAGCAAGGTAGACCTCTTGCTGTTCTTTCTTGAGACGTAAAAGCAAGTCTGCAAGTTCTCTCGTGATGTCGATGTCACGTACACTTGATTTGTTCTTAGTAGCAGCAAATCCGCTGCCATATCTGTGATCCCACGTTCTGGTAATGTGCACAACGCGCTTTTTAAGATCAACATGATCCCACGTGAGCCCAAGAACTTCAGAATACCTAGCTCCGGTCAGTGCCCCAGTTGCGATGATGTAGTAAGCAATATGCTCGTAGTCTGAAAATTCTAGGCAGTAATTGACGAGCTTGCGCAAATCCTTTACTTGCAAATATTTAATGATTCCTGCTTGCCCATCATTACCAGTGAGGACAACGTTATGAGTGAAGTTAGTATATATTATTTGGTCATCGACGGCAGAATCAGCCATTGAGCGAACATAGCCATTCAATTTGCTGACTGTATCTTTAGCCCTTTTTTTGCCAAACTCATTGATAAATCCCTGCCAGTCTGATTTTGAAATTGATTTTAGTTCACGGCTTTTGCCCCAATAGGCTAATAACTGTTTACGAATTGTTTTATACCGGGCTTCGGTGATACGAGAATGCTTACCAGATTTGTACAGCTCAATCCATTTGTCCCAGTAGTCGATTAACGTTATCTTGTTAAGATCCAAATTTGCACCGCGATTATGCTGACGTTCGACTTCGATTGCCGCTATATCAGCAGCTTTTTTTGAGGGGAAGCCACCCTTGTTGACATACTTGCGTGTTCCATCATTATCCTTGTAAGAGACACGATATTGCCATTTTTTGCCACGTTTACTAATACTGGCCATCATTTACACCTCCTTGTGCTATAATACAGACGGGTGCTATTGCACCCACCATACAGTCACGTTCTTTTTAGCGTCTACCCATTCGGTGGGGTAGGCGCTTTTTATTTTGTATCAAGCCCCACTCTCCGGCTTGCACGGGGACGCCGCTTGCGTGGGGAAAGGGACTAATCACCATAGTCGTCGGGAGCAGTTCCGGCGTCATCAATCTTCTTGGCCAAAGCCAATGGAACTGTGATTTTGCCACCCATGGTAGATTTGTAAGTGGTGGTACCCAAGCTTTCAGCATAGAAGGCGATCTTGTCATTTTCTAGAATGCGAGAGCCGTTCATAATATCTGGATCATAACCGACCATAATTACATTGTCATAATTACCATCAACTGCAACACGCAAATCAGTTTCATCGTCACCCTCAACGACTTGAATAACTTCGCCCGTTAAAGTGATGTTCTTGCCCTTGTAGTCGTCTGGAGTCCGTGCCAACTGTTCATAAGTGATCCCAGTGTTGTAGTCAGCTGCGTTGAATGTTTCTGTGCTTGATGATTCTTCATCATCAGAGTCATCGCTATCAGTGTCTTCGTAACTGTCATCATCTTCTTGCGACGATTTTGCCTTTGACGATTCAGCTTTTGAAGACGAACTAGACGCAGCTGACCTGTTGCTTTCTCCCGAGTAGGTGCCAATCCAAAAAAAGATTGCAATAAATGCTATCGCCGACAACGCGGTAATAATAAGGTTCCGTTTTAGTTTTCTCGAATCCTTTCGTTGAACTATAGACAATGTGCCAAATATTGCAGCCAATAGGAGCGATCCCAAAAAGGCAATTAAGATAAGTAGTTTCATTATTCCCCTCCAAAAAATCCAGCTTTTAACGTCGATCAGGGCTTGGACGTAAGATTATTTGAATGCATATGACCCAACAACTTTGCCGATCACTTCAATATTGTCTGTGTCGTCAGCGTAGAAATCTGGGTAGATACGTTCGCCAGTTTCTTCATCTACGTCATCATTCAATGACCGAAGGCACAGACGGTCTTGCTCGAATATCAGCTTTTTGATGAATGTCATGTCATCAATATCAACTACCGCGATCATGCCGTTAGTAACATCTTGTGTTTTTTGAACAAAGACGAGCTCACCATCATCATAGGTAGGGTGCATACTGTCGCCAACAACTTTAAAACAGTAATCGTAGTGATACGGAATAGCTGTATCCGGAATCTTGACTGTTTCCATGGGTTCATCGCGATCATCATTAAAGGCACCATATCCAGCGGCCACAATACCATCAACCTCAACATTGAACTCTGGTTCATCGAGATTGCGTTCTGCACGTGCCTCATCTAAGCTGACAACGTTGTCGGGGTTCTGCTGCTCATTGAGCTGCTTCTCTGCGTACGTGTAGACTTTTTGCTGACGTTCAGGGTGGAGTTTCCGCATTGTATTTGTAGTTTTCTCAATCACGGTGTTGTCAGTACTCTTCGACAAGTCTTTATTCATCATGTCGTCTAACTTTACACCGAACATATTGGCAATATCAGCAAGGATTCCCGCTTTTGGAGTATACTTGCCAGACTCCCATTCACTGACGGTAGAAACGCTTCGGTGGATCATTTCAGCGAATGTCTGCTGATCATAGCCGCGTTTTGCGCGCAGATACTTTAGATTTTTTGCAAACATGTCAAGTTCCTCCTTATTTCTATAGGAACAGTATAACACCACTTCGGAAAAACGGAAATATATTTCCGAATTTAATTTCGGAAAAACAGAATTTTATTGTTGACTTCGGAAAAACCGAACCGTATGATATAGACATAAAGAACGAAAGGAGGAAACAGCAATGAACGAAAAATCTGAGAAATTCACGCTTCGTCAATGGCGCGGAATTCGAGACATGCGAGTCAATGAGCTGGCGACTGAGTCTGGCTTAACAGTGAAAACGATTAATAACTATGAGCGTGATATTGATCGTCTTCGCGGAGCCAGTTATAAGAACTTAGAGGCTATTGCAAAGGCTTTAGGGATTTCGGTTGGGGATATTTTTTTGTCGCCAACTTCGGAAAAACCGAAGTACCCAGTAAAGGAGGCGGTATAGATATGAACGAATTACAACTATTTCAGTTCGAGGATAACCAAATTCGGACTGTCAGCTCCAACGGCATTATCTGGTTTGCTGCTGTCGATGTGACAGATGCTTTAGGAATTAAAAATCCGTCTGATGCTATCAAGCCGTTAGACGAAGACGAACGGACTAGATTTAATCTAGGTCGTCAGGGTAGCGCAAATTTCATCAGCGAACCGGGGCTATACAAACTGATTGGTGCTAGTCGAAAACCAGCGGCCAAACGTTTTAACCGTTGGGTAACGCATGAAGTCCTCCCATCAATCCGCAAGCATGGTGCTTACATGACACCTGAAACGATTGAGAAGGCCATCTATAATCCAGACTTCATTATCAATCTGGCAACGAAGCTAAAGGACGAACAAGCCAAAACAGCGGCACTTACGGCTGATAACGAAACGATGAAGCCTAAAGCGTTGTTTGCAGACGCGGTAGCCACAAGTCACACAACCATCTTGGTCGGTGATCTTGCCAAGGTAATCAAACAGAACGGCGTTGACATTGGTGCGAAGCGGTTGTTCGCATGGCTGCGTGAGCAAGGCTATTTGATCAAACGGATTGGTGCCGACTATAACTCGCCGACACAACGCGCGATGGAGCTAGGCCTGTTCGAAGTCAAGGAGACGGCGATCAGTCACTCGGACGGCCATGTAACAGTTCAGAAGACTCCAAAGGTGACCGGCAAAGGCCAGCAGTATTTTATCAACAAGTTTCTCCAAAAGGAGGCTATTTAAATGAATAAAGAAAACGAAAGCGCTCGTGAATACTATTTAAAGGAATTTAAACGGGAAAACAAGCCTGCAATGTTAGGCGAAAATATCCAAAAAGTTGGAGCCCAGATTGTCGAAGTTATGAAAAAAGAAGACTTTACGTATGACCAAGCATACGCAAGCCTTCAATATGCATACAACCTTATTCGGTATCAGTCGAACTTTTTGAAACTAAGCTAGCTGGTTCAACATCGCCTAAGAAGGAAAAGTCCAAGAATGGAAGAGTCACGTTGCTTTCTAGGAAACTGACATTCCAAACTTTTGTACTATCTGTTCCTTTTTTACCTGAAAGCTGACTGTCATCAATAGTATCGAGAAGCTGGTTCAAAAGAATACTGGGGTCCTCAAGAAGGAATAGGTTGCTGACGAGACTGAAATTGAACTCTTTATACAGTAAATGGCGCGTAACAGCAAACATATCAATACTATTACTAGGGTCCGATACCGATTCCGAAAACGCTTCAAACACAGGCTTACGTGTAAGGATTGGACTGTTGCGGTTTCCAACCTGGTACGAGTCAAAGGTTGCAAAACCGTGATCAGTTTTCCAAATCAGTGAAAGCTGTGACTTAGCGTGAGAAAACTCTTTAAAACAAGCAACCGCGTATTGAAGCTGTTGTACTTTATCAAGTTCCATATTATTCACCTCCTTTAAGTTTCATTATCCGTCAGGAGGCGATCACAGGAAAGGAGGAAATGCCATGCCGTTGTTGCAGGTTGTTGAAGATGATCAGATTTCAAGCAAAAAGTATTTAGCGGTCGATGAAGAAGAACTGGCAAAGATGATCAAGGAGAACCAAGAGCTAAAACGCAAGCTAGCAGCACGAGGTATGTGGACGCTCACCACCGCAGCAAGCTATGTCGAAGGACATAACAACACGTGGGTAGTTAACAATATCTTGAACGTCCCACGCTTCCACAAGTTCTTACAAGACAACGTGGTTTCATATCCACCGCCTGGCAAAAAGGGGTATCTGTTTCATCCGAAACCATGGCTCGACTTCTTAGATAAATGGTTCCCAGAGATTTCAAGGTCACTTAGAGAGAAGGACAAACAATGATTGGTTATTTACTAATTGCTGGTGGCTTCGGCGTGATCGTTGGTCACTGCTTAGGCCACAGCGGAAATTGGAGGCAGTGGATTGAATGAAGCAGAACGAACCATTGGTGATTTGCTGAAAGAGCATAACAAATTGACGTTAGACGTCATTCGTGGCAACCACACACCAATTGCAAAGATGCTGCTTGCCGAGAACGAGAAGCTACGTGCACGACTAGCGAAACTAAGGGGATGACCTAATGACTAATGAGGTATACGAGCACATTTTAGCCGAATCAGATCGTCAAATTGCCAAGTATCACAAGGTTGCCACTGACTATGGGCCGAACAACACAGACCCTCATCAAACGTATGCGATGGGTCAGGAAGATGGCGCACACGCAATTCTATTCATTATCAAACAAGCCATGAAAAAAGCCGCTGGTATGCAGGCCAACGACTGATAGAAAGGAAACTTATTATGTCAACATTATACGACTTACAAGGAAAATATGCGAGTTTATTAGAACTAGCTGAAGATGGGACAACTGATCCCGAAGTATTAGCTGACACCATGGATTCAATCGTTGATGCAATTAATGACAAAGCCGAAGGATATGCACAGGTTATTCGCCAAATCAAGGCCGATATTGAAGCTAACAAAAAAGAACGTGACCGTTTCGAAGCACGGATTAAAGCTTATCAATCTAACCTCGGTACTATTTCACAGCGGTTGGTTGAAGCAATGAACGAAACTAATCAACGCAAAATCAAGACACCATTATTTACTATCAGCGTTGCTAAGAATGGCGGAAAACAGCCAATTTCCATCGATCAAGACAATTTGCAGGCTGATGTATTCAAGGTAAAACGCGAACCAGATACAGACAAGATTCGAGAACGATTAGAAGCCGGAGAAAAAGTGCTGGGTGCTGAGCTTAAGCCACGCGGTGAGCATTTATTGATTAAGTAGGAGGAAATCATGCAGCCAATTAAACATGCATCTGCAATTGATCGAACAAAGAATTGGCGAGTTTTGATTTATGGAAAGCCTGGCGTCGGCAAAACATCAGCCATTCGCAATCTTGATGGCAAAACACTCGTGCTAGATCTGGATGACAGTTCGAAAGTGCTGTCCGGTGCACCGAACATTGATGTGCAGCCATTTGACCGAAGCAAGCCAAGCGAGGAATGGAAAGAATTTCTGAAAAATCTGGCTGAACGTGTTTCCGGATATGACAATCTGGTGATCGACAACGTATCAGCGTTCGAAAAAGACTGGTTTGTCGAGATGGGCAGGAACAGTAAGAACGGCATTGGCAACGAGCTTCAGGATTACTCAAGATGGACGAATTACTTTGCCCGTATCATGACCATGATCTTCATGGACGCACCAGTTAACGTGCTAGTAACCGCTTGGGAGAACACACGAGACGTTACAAGCGAAACTGGGCAATCATTCAGCCAGTATGCGCCAGCAATTCGCGACAGCGTACGTGACGGGTTATTAGGCCTGACAGACGTTGTAGGACGCGTAGTAGTTAATCCCAAGACCGATGGCCGTGGCGTCATTCTTGAGGGAAAAGATGCAATCTTTGCTAAAAACAGATTAGACAATCGAAAGTTAGTACCAATTAACGAGCTATTCAAGTTTGGAAATCAGGAAAAATCAGTCAAACAGGAGGACTAAAACATGGCTATTACGATGGACTACTCACAAGCAGCAGAAGGAAATGGCGATATTCAAGATGGTGTATATGAATGTGTTATTAACCGCTTTGGATTTGACAACTACAAAGATCGTGAGTTTATCAAGTTCGACCTAATCGTACGCAATGACGTTCCACAGAAATATCAGAACAAGCATATCTTCGACAACCAATATCCAAAGAAAGACACCGGAGAGTATGCAATGGGATACCTGTTCATGATTGGCAAAAATGCTGGCATTCCAGACCACAAGGCGTGGGCTGATCTTGCGGCGATGCTTGCAGATTTTACGGGTCATGCCGTTAAAGTTACCGTCAAAAACGAAGAATACAACGGTAAGACCTACCCGCATATCAAGAAGTGGGAGCCAACAGCTTTCCCGCAGATTCAGCATCGTTGGAAAGACAGCAAAGATGAATCTTCTTCAAATTCTAATCCGTCTTTCGGCACACCGGCACATGCAAGCCAAACCAATACAGCCGATCCATTTGCCAACAATGGTAAGCCAATTGATATTAGCGATGACGATCTTCCATTCTAATTTGTTCCATGAAGGCGGTGACGATCATGAATGAGAAACCAGGTTACTATGCAATCATCCCAGCAGATGTGCGTTACCACGAAAAGCTGTCTGATGGGGCTAAGCTTCTCTATGGTGAAATCACTGCTCTCAGTAATAAGAACGGGTATTGCTGGGCCTCAAATGATTATTTTTCTAGGCTGTATTCAGTCAGCATCAGCACCATAAAAAGACGATTGCAAGCTCTTGAAGAACTCGGTTTAATTAAACGAATTGTTAAATATAAGGAAGGAACTACCGAGGTAGAGAAGCGATTTATCAGTATTACCCCTGAGGTCAAAAATGATCCGAGGTGGGGTCAAAATTGCGCCGGGGGTGGGGTCAAAAATGAGCCAGAGAATACTACAAGTATTAATAATAAAAACATACGTGCATACAGCACGTTAGAGAGTGATTTTGAAAAGCTTTGGAAACTGTATCCAAAGAAGATCGGCAAGAAGCCAGCATTAGCTGCTTACAAACGAGCAATGAGTAGAAAGAAGAACCCTGCTACCAACAGACAAATTCAGGATGGCATTGTGGCTTATCGGCAGATAATCAATAGCAAAGGCACAGAGAAGCGGTTTGTCAAAGACGGTAGTACTTTCTTCAACCAAGAGGCATGGAACGATTACCTTGAGGTCGTAAAGGAAGAACGAGATGAGCAAGAAGCTCGAAAGCCTAAGTTCGATCCCAAGAAAACTGCTATTGCAATGTATATCGATTATAACAGCCCTGATCGAGTGCTTGAAGAAATCCAAGCACAGGGTATTCCGATCAATCCAGAAGATGCTAAACGTTACATTGCTGAATACGATGAAGGGAGGCAACAAGCTTGACAAAAAGGCTTTATGACCCTAGCAATCCTGAACCACATGTCATGTATGGCTTATATACGAAGCCGGAACTCATCAAGTCTGAATGGATTGATCCTAAATGGTTTAACAGCCAGCAATACGCTGCAGTAGTTGCCTACATGAACAAGTTGCCAGGTGACGTTGACACGCTGGAATTACAGGATGGTTTTGCTACAGCTCATCCTGGCGTGATGTCAGTAACAGATTGGCAATACATTATGACAAGCGATTTTGGCACCTCACGCTTTGATTGGTGGGTAGGCAAGCTAAAACGGGACTATTTCCGTAGTCAGCTCATTCAAACAGCACAAGCGTACTCGGAAGAACCAAGCGAGGACAATCTTACCGCAATGATGGTTGCCTCACAGAATGCTACTGCTGCCAGTCAGACGGTAACTGAAAGTAGCATTGCTGATTTGGCAGCAGACATGGAGGACAAAATGATACACGGTGCTGCTGACAATGGGATTAAAACGTACTTCACTCTTAACAATATTCTGGGTGGTGGTTTGATGCCGGGACGTTTGTTGACGATTGGTGCGCGCCCTGGTGTCGGTAAATCAGCATTCGCGGTTAATCTCATCGTTGAGGCTTTGAAACAGCAACCGGAATTGACAGTTGATATGTTTTCACTTGAAATGTCAAATGCAGAAAACTACAACCGCTTGTTGGCCTGCAAGACTGGCATCAGTGCTGGTAAATTCATCAACCCGCAGAAAAGTCTAAGCGATGCTGAAAAGGTTGAGGTTGAAAAGGCGGGAAACGTCCTTAAAGACTATCACTTGCAGCTTTACGACAAGCAGGTGGAATTACCGCAGATCGTCAAAACAATGCGGCAGCGAGCCGCTGATGCAGATAAAGGATACCTTGCGATTGTTGATTATCTCGGGCTGATTGGTGTTCGTAGCCAAGCCGATCGCCGTCTGCAAATCGAAGAGATCACCCGTCAATTCAAAGTGCTGACTAACGAGCTTGGTATCCCGATTGTTTTGCTTAGTCAATTATCACGAGGTGTTGAGAATCGTCAGGACAAGCAACCGGTACTGTCAGATTTACGAGAGTCGGGATCAATTGAGCAAGATAGCAATGCGGTTGGATTTCTTTGGAACAGTGACCGGCAGAATGAAAAATCAGATATCCGTACTGTGACTTTAACAATTGCCAAAAATCGTGAAGGAGCACTTGGTAGCATTGATTTTCGCTTTTTCGCGCCAAAGTTGCAGTTTAAGGTGGCGTATTGAAATGGCTTATCCAACTATGACACTTAAAGAGTTCAATGAGTACATGCAGGAGGGACATTATCAATACTCGCTGTTCATCATTCTGCAGCTTGATGAAGCCATGGAATATTTAAAAAAGGCGCAACAAGCCGATGCTGATATGAAGAAGTTTTGGTACAAATGGGCGTACGTTACCTTGACAGATGCCTTAGAGACGGCTGAGTCAGAATATTATGGGGAAACTAATGCATATTTACCGACAAAAGAAACAGATCCGGTAACACGAGCCTACTGCCAAAACACATACGACATTTGGCGAGGATATCTGAAAAAGCTAAATGTGAACTTACCGAAGCAAAAATTTTGAGGAGGCAAAAGCATGATTGAGCATGAGGACGAAACTAGCAATGTAGGCCAAGATTGGGCACGTGAACGACTTCGTAACTTTCTTGACGATCATCACAGCTTGCCAATATACCGTTTTGCTTTGATTGCTGGCGTGAGTCGCATCACAGTTGCTAGTTTTCTTAGTGGCAAAGAGGTAATGAGGATCACACTTACAAAAATAGCCAAAGCTATGGGGATATCGCTGGAAAAACTAAAACAGCCGATCAGCGATCAAGAATACAAGGAACTACAGGAGGAATCTTCAAATGCAAGCAATTAAAACAAAAATGATGGTCGGTGATCTGGTTGTGGTTCCTGATCGAGTATTCATGGGCGTGCGTGATCTTGGCGGTGTGGCACGAATCATCAGGGTTGAACGATACAACGCCAGAGGTGAACGTCAAGACATCAACAAGCCATTTGCTTTTGATAGCAAGGCACCCAAAGAGCTAATCACAACGGTTGAGATGGTTGATGGCAAGCAACGTCAATACTATCTGAAGGACGTGAAGCCAGCGTGAACAGGATTATTATTCCATTGCCCCTCATGACTCTTAACCAGTACATCAAGGTTGAACGAGGCAACATGTTTGGCGGAGCAAAAGTCAAGAAACAAGCAACGGAAACGGTAATGTTGGCTGTGAGAAAAGCGATGAATCAGGGCGTGAAATTTCAATGGGGAAAACCTCTAAGTTTCGACTGGTACTGGTATGACAAGCGAACAGACCCGGACAACATCGCGTTTCAGCACAAGTTTATCTTCGACGGCATGCAAAAGGCTGAATTTTTAGAAAACGATAATTGGGATCACATTGTAGAACTGCGAGATCGGTTCTTTATTGACAAAGCTAACCCGAGAGTTGAAGTCGAAGAAATCGATTAAGGAGAAAAAATCATGAATAAAAAATTGACATTAACAGTAACTGTTTTAGTAGGTCTTATGTTTGGAGCGGGTGCGACCACGATTGCTGACAACGTATGGCAAGGACACCAGGATATTGTGGCAACTAAAGCCAACATCGACAAGCTAACAGCAAAGATCAATGCATCCCAGTCTAGCCTGTCCGACTTGCAACATCAGCTATCTGATGCACAGGCACAATATTCAGCGCTCAAACAGCAATACGATAACGACATGGCAAGTAAAGATGCCCAGATTCAGCAGAAGATTGTTGAAGGACAGCAAGCGGTTGCCCGTAAGCAGGCAGAAGTGGACGCAAAGCAGCAGACAATCAATGACCTTACATCACAATTGGAGGCGGCCAAGCAGAAGAGCAACGATCTCTCACAGGCGATTACCGATGCGCAAAGCATCAAAGACTATTCTGATCAGGCCGTCAAATCTACAAGCGCACAGTAGGAGGCTAACCAATGGAGCCAGAAGTAGACGATGTTTACATCAGCCAAGTGACCGGTGATCCGGTATACGTGGATATCAAAGGAACTTTGTATAAGCTTACGAAAGTAGAGGACGAAAAATGAGCGAAGAAAAACTGTACGCGGTAAGGAACGATGGAGGTCAGTGGGCGGATCCAGGCTATACTTTTGGTTCCGGTGCATGGGTAACACCAGACAAAGCCGAGCGTGAAGAAGATGCAAAACATCATGGCGGCCACGTTGTCGCGTTCGTTGAGGAACCTGAAAAAGTAGAAGTAAGCAAAAGCGTTGGAGACGCGATTGATTCGTTGATTAGCGCAGAAACGTATGTGCGGGCGGCAGAAGCCTTTAAGTATCTTTTTGCTTCAAGGAAAAAGGAAGACATCAAGCGAATAATGAAAGCGGTCAGAAACGGATACACCGTGAAGGAGAAAAAGTATAGGGTTCTAACCCCTAAGAGTTGGTGGGCATCTGAAAATGAGCCAGAGTATATGCATATGAATGTGCTTAATGGTATTGAAAATTATAAGGGAGCAGATGATGATACCTTGTTCACGCAGAAACAGCTTGATCTATATGGGCTGAGCGGATCACCTTTCACGAAAGAAGAGGTGACTGACGATGGCGTTCGTTGAGCTTGAAGACGGCGATTTTGTCAATTTGAATTTAATTTTAAGAATTTTCAAGGAGAACCCCAGAGAAAAGAAATGGGTTGTTGCCATGAGCACCGGAAAAATCGCCGAAATTACTGACGCAGATCGCATTCTTATTCTCAAACACGCGGGGTTCGTGAGAGCTAGAAAGGAGAAAGACAATGAGCAATGAGACGAAGCAGGACGTGTTCGAGGCGGTTTGGAACCGTCTTGCTGGCTATCAGGTGTTCTTCAATGGTTGGCCTAGAGAGGCAATAGACGAATACAAGAAGCGTTATGACGCCGCGTTGCCAGATGACCTGCCGGTGATTCCGCAAGCGGTGGGCGAATATATCAAGGCTAACAGGGGGCACATGTCGCTGACATCTGGGATTGAGAATGCTAGTTGTATTTCGGAATGGCTTTGGGGAAAGGGCTTCGATTATGGCAACGATTCAGTCTTCGCCCGTGCATGGGTGCTAGGTGTCTGGCGTGTTGAAGAAACTGGGGAGGTAGTCAAACTATGAAACAGCCGGAATTAAAAAAGCCATTCAGAGTCGATGATGATCTGTCAATTTTGGTTAGGTTACCCGCGAGTAATTACGTTGGCGGGTTTGCACAATACGTTTTTCTTAGAGACCTTGGTTTCTATGTTGAATTAGAAAAAGAATCTAACGATAGGGATATTGATAGACAAATTAGCCAAGGGAAATGGCACTACTGTACAGAGAAAGAACTAAAAGAAGCGGTACCTGATATGTTCTTGAAATCAGCGATGTGTCTGTGAAATTGGAGGCGGAGAAATGAGTAAACATTTTGAAGAAATGAGCCAACTGGAGAGGATTGATAAAAAAATGAAATTCAAGATTGTGGGCCGCAATGGCGAAACCAAAATCAAGGAATTCAGGTCTCAGTACGAAGCAGATTTATACTGCGAGCGTCTCAACCATGAGCGGTTGGAACGCCTTGGCTTGATTGAGCACCTGAACACACCAGCAATCGAATTTGAGTAGGAGTACATCACCATGCAGACATACACCACGCGGCGCTGCGGAAGGAAAGCCAGGATGTATTGAGCAATGTGGAACATGGCGAAATCGTGAAATTGGAGGCGGAGAAATGAAACGAGAGATTAAGTTCAGGGAGAATCCGGAGCTACTGGAAGCAAAGCAATGATTGCCGTCATGCTGCTAATCTCAGGTGTTGCAATGTGGATGTGGGCTAACTGGAAAAGAGGAAAATGAATGATTAATGACCATCAATCAAATCCAGAAAGGATTGCACAGGTCGGAATATTTGGTGGCTGTTTCGTGGGCTGTGCATTCACGACAGCAGCTTTCATTCTTGTAGGGTGCTGGGTTGTAAAGGTGCTCTGGCAGGCCGCATTTGGGTAAACAAAAAGCGCGCCTGATTAGGGACGCGCCGGAGGCCAGACGTACACGTGATTGATAGCAAATGGAATCATTTAAAAGGAGTGGGCCTCCGAAGACAGTATAACAAAAGCGCACCACGAAGGCACGCTTATCCTACAAACCCAACCAAATCATACCATAAGGAGTGGACGCAGTGGTGCGAGCAACGAGATATTTTAGCCCAATTGATCATGACAAAACAATTGAAAACGCCAAAGAGGTCTTGGGGAACTACTGGCATCACAAGCGGCTCGCTCAACGCACCAAAATAGCGCTCAGAAGCCCCGTAATGGACGGCATGCCTAAGTCACCTAGCTATGGAAACAAAGCCGAGGAAAAGGTAATATCGCACGCTGACGAGCTTCAATATGTAGCTTGCTGCGAAAAGGCTATTAGATCAGTTGAGTTAGAAAAATACAGAATTATTTTAACCGAAACATACCTTGTTTCCCTAGATCAACGTAAACCATGGTGGCTGATAGCTGAGGAACTGCATTTAAGTAAATCTGCTTATTATAGAGACTTCAAGGAAGCACTATTAGCATTTGCTGATTGGTGTGAGCTAGTTGAGCAACCCCACAAAACCTAGGTGGGAAAATGTTGGGAATAAGTTGGGAACAACCG